TGAGCATGATGTATTCAAGCAGCTTCTTCATCGGCCGCTTGAAATTGACGCTTTGATAATCAGCAAGCATCTTTGCGAAGTCACGTTCTTCGCTGCGACCAGTGGAACCAAGACCACTCGGACTTTCGCCAAACAAAACAGTGTGAGGAATCTTGCTGGCGCCAATAATATCAACGCGCAGCTTTTCTAAGATTTCTCCAATGCCACCAAAGTTGCGACTAATAAATTCAAGCTCCTCTTTCTCCGCATCAATCGCGTAGCCGCGATAAATGCTTTTGCTCATATCATTCACCTGCAGGCGATCACGAATGGAGCTTTCTTTGCCAGCAGCAAGCATCGCTGCCAGGCCCCTCACTTTATGAACAAAAATATCAAACTCAGTGAGAAGCGTGGCCGCTGAATTCAATCCCGTCCAATAATGCCTGAAGCTGTCATAAACAGTCTGCAAGCTGCTCATGCCCCATCCATAGTTCCTTTGCCGAATGCGATAAGGAAGCCAATCCCCGTCAAAGCGAAGAATCCTATCCTTGTGAATGTAGGACAATTGTGGCTGGTTAATTAAATCTCCAGAGATGATCTGATAATAAGTGGCTTTTGAATAGTCGTAGAGGTTTTCTTCGTTGATAACGGGAGCAATTTGCCATCTATCCAAACATTCAATGTCTTCGACGCGACGTATATTACGTTTATCGACAGGCATGTAAGCGGGACGCCCATCGTCAATAAAAAGAAGTAGGCAAGCACCCCCATAAAGGCGGGAGTTTTTCGCTGCGAGGTTGAGATGTTCGAGGATGTAGAGGTCTTCAATTACTTGCTCAATTCCTTGCACTTCTTCGGCCCTAACGCCATCGCCACCAAACAATACTTTGAAGCCTTTTCGAGTGGCCTGGTCAGCATAAATATCAACAATGCGACGAGGAAGCCATTCACCATAAAGATTTTCTAGTTCTTCTTGTGCCAGAAATACTGTGGCTGTAGTTTTAGTATATTGCGCCTTGTCACGACCAGTGCCCATGCCAATGAGCACGTTCTGGAGACCATCAGCCCTCACTCCGCCACTGCCAACGTGACCAAGATCAATTCCTTCGCTTTCCATAAGCTTTATTTATGGCCATAATGTGTTGCTTTTATTCTAGAACCCGGCTACATTGTCACGTAGCCTATGCACACTATGGCCAGTTCTCCGCTTGTTTTTGGCTTTAGCGAGGAAGACAAGGAGATTGTGCGGGCGGAAGCCCTCCGCAGGCAGCGCGTAAACGAGCGAAAAGGCCTGAAAGGACGCAATGGAGGACCGGCGGATGGTGGCAAAGCACTGCTCTTTCACAAGCTTGGCGCCGCTGGCGAGCTAGCAGTGGCAGATTATCTCCATCTACGGGAGTTTCTCTATCAAGAAACAGAAGCAAAGCGAGGCTCTTTTGATCTTCCTCCTGATATTGACGTGAAGACACGCTCTCGCCATGACTACGATCTCATTTGCCAATTGGACGAGAAGCCTGGAAAAACCTTAGTGTTGGTTACGATACAAAACAAAATCACTCTTCTCCATGGTTGGATAAAGAGTGAAGATGCAATGCAGGAACAATGGAAGAAAGATCCTGCCCATGGCAGACCAGCTTATTTTGTCCCTTCTTCTGAATTGCATCCTCTTGTAGACTTGCGCCATGCTGAAATGTTCTGACTTCTCTAAGCACGCCCTAAAGCTGGATCTCTATCCTCGGCAGGCGAAGATTCTTGATAATTTCTTCCAGCCAGATAAGAGCCATGCAGTGTGGGCGCTTGGGCGAAGATCAGGCAAAACTGTCATGGCCGCAGTGGCGTGCGTCTATATGTGCTTCGTCTTGGAAGATGAATACCGCAGGCGCGTAAGAAAAGGCGAGAAATGGTACATCGTGACCGTAGCAAACAGTCAGGACCAGGCTCGCATTGCTCTCAACAACATTCGCCAGCTCATTCTTGACAGTCCCTTCGCTCAAGAGATTGTCCGCGAAACCGCCGACATCATTGAACTGAGCAACAACTGCGTATTCAAGGCCATCCCCACTTCGGGTCGTGCTGCTCGTGGCCTTGCTTGCGCAGGCGCAGTGTTTGACGAGCTTGCTTTTGCCACTGAAGGCGATGCAAACAGCGGGGGTCGAGGCATTTACGATGCTCTCTCGCCTGCTATTGCTCAGTTCGGGGGGAAAGGACGCATCCTTGAGCTCTCTTCTCCATGGTTAACAGACGGTATTTTTTACCAGCATTTCAAAGAAGCAAGCTCAGGAAGATTTCCTTTCATGCAAGCCGTGAATCTCCCAACGTGGGAGATGAACCCAAGCATTTCGCAAGAGTTTCTTGACACAGAGAGACAGCGTGATCCTGAGAAGTTTAAAGTTGAATATGGGGCTCAATTCGCGAGCAATCTTTCAGCCCTTGTTGCAAGCGATGTTGTTGACGCCTGCATTGATGACCGTCGAGCGGCTTTACCGCCACGTCCCGAATTCCAAGGAGCTTATGTGCTTGCCCTTGACCCCGCCCGTGGTGGCGTTGGCCGTGACGACTACACTGCTTGTATTGTGCATTACGAGAACGGCACGCTAGTCGTTGATAAGTTTCATTCCTTCGTGGCTGACTTTGAAATTAATGGACGAATGGAAGTGAATATTAATGCAGTGGAAGATTGGATTAAGGAACAGCATCGTCTGTACGTCTTCGACACCATCGTGATGGACCAGTTCAATAGCGCTGGCACCATTCAAAGCTTGGCAAGTGATTTGCCCATCACTGAACTAACTTGGACTGTTAGCTCCAAGATGAAAGCATTCAGCAAGATGCGAGAATTGTTCAATGCAGGACAAATCAATTTATATCGTCATGAGAAAGCAATTATGCAGCTCAAGAATCTCACTGTTATCTACAAACCAAGTGGACAATGGAGTGTGACTGGCGGTAAGGCTTCTGGAATTGATGACTTAGCGTTTGCAATGGCAGGTGCCATTCTTGCTGCAAGCAAAGATGATGACATTGGTTGGATTGAAAGCCTTATCTCCTAGTATGATTTTCAAGCAATAGTTCTGCTATGGAATGAAGAGCAACGATTTAACTATGCAGGAGGCAAAGTTTCTTGTGTCCCTGCTTGAATGCGGCAGTTCAAACAGACAAACTGCTTTGCAGCTTCTTGCTGCTGAACATCTTTATGTGCCCACTCTCCTGCCAAAGCTTCAGGCGCACATCAAACGCATCAAGCAAATTGCCTTGCTTGAGCAGGCTGTTCACGATGGAGAAGACAGCTTTGACGACTACTGCCGCGCTCATCCTCAAGATCAATCCTGTAGAGAATATGACGTTTGAACCCACGAAACCATGCTATGCTTTTGGAGCTTTCGCGAAGCACGCTGGCCAGCGTTAGTTCAAAAGGAACAATGGTTTCAGGCGCCATTGTTCTCCCAGGGGAAGAGGGGAACGGGCCAACCCGTTCTGAAATGTCGTACAAAACGGATTGAAGCCCCGTTTCGACGCCCTCAACTTCACCAGCCCGAGTAGTCCAGCGGAAGAGACAAGCGGCTTAAAATCGCTCCAGCGCAGGTTCAAATCCTGCTTCGGGCACTTTGCTACACTGATGGTACGTTCACCCCGCAAGGGGCGCATGACCTGCAAGCCACGGAACGGGGGCCTGCATCATCGGGAACCATCATGAACCCTCTCGCTTTGATTAAAGAGCAGCTTGAGAAAGCAGCTCGTCTGCGTGAAGCACAAATGGCTTCGCTCGTCTATCGCGGCGTTGCTTACGTGCCCAAGCCTCATTGGTTTTGAGCTTATTGCTGAATACAAGAGCCCGCTACGGCGGGCTTTTCTTTTGGCCAATGGACAACGGCATTGGCAATGATGAAGCAATTGGTAATGAGATAGGAAGCAAAAATAAATGTGCGGATGAGCGCCACTTTGTCTGCTTCATGATCATGCTTGCTCGCCTTTTCGCCCAGGGCCAAGCACCATAGCTTCCATGCCCCTTTCCTCCTGCTCATAAATCCAAGCCTTCAGCTCTCTGACATACTGTCTAATGATGGCAGCTTTTTCAAGATGCCACTGGTCCATGGTTAAGAAATATTGAGCATTATGCCAATCAATGGCTCGTAACGATTGATAGATGATGGGATTCAATGGCTCACGCAGAGGTGTGTTGAAGGTCCGGCGCTCTGTCATTGGAGGAGAAATAAAGCATCGCCTCGTCCCAATGAATGGGCGCGAAGTTGTGTTGTTCTACACAACAATTAAGATAGCGCCTATCCAGGTCTCCATCAGGAAGCTTTACGTTATGGCTATGCAAATGCCCGTGAATATTTCCTTTAAATCTTTGTTCAAACAATTCTGGATGGAGAGGAATGTGACTCAGCATAAATTCATGGTGATAAAAGCATCCACGAATGTCATCAAAATACTGCGCATAGTCTTGCAGCTTGAAAATATCGTGATTACCTCTTACTAATACTTTTCTTCCGTTGAGTTGCTCCAGTATCTTTAAGCCACGGCGAGCGATTGCCACATCGCCAAGCACATAAATGCGATCCTTGGGCTTCACTCGATTGTTCCATTGTTCCACCATGAAAGCATCGCCCTCTTCTGCATTCTGAAATGGACGCACTTTCTCTCCATCTGGACGGAGAAAACTATACATTTTCTCATGGCAGAAATGATTGTCTGACGTGAGCCAGCAATTAATCATGATTCGATGGAAACAAGGCGCTGCTGGGAATCGAACCCAGTATTCCATGCTATCTGCATGACGTGTGCCAACACTTCAGGACCAGATGGCCTAAGCGTGAAGCGATTAACAAGAGCTAATCGCTTCAGAGTCTTAGGCTCTATCAGCCCGATGCTAATGCAGAGCGGGAACAACAATAGCCTAATGAGGGGCTGAAAGCAGAGCAAACTGCTTGACCTGATGAACTAGGCGCATGCCGCAGTAACTATAGCATCAAGCTCTGCCGTAGGAAGGCAGATTGGTGTTGGCCGCCTCAAAGAACGCAGGCATCCGGCTCCGTTGTGTTTCCGCAAGGCCATCTGCCTTGCCCTTCTCAAACAAGCTGTCGCTTTGCTTGAGCCAGAAATCCTTATTCAACCATTTGTTCTCGCTAGCACCCAGCGCATCAAATGCCCACAATGCAGTGGCACGACGCAGTTTGTTCAAGCTCTGCCCAGCATTCTCATCAAGCTCTTTGGCAACAAGGCTATGCACGCCAACGTGGGTAATCTCGTCACGACTAATATCAGCCGCCACTGTGCGAATGCCCATATCGCCATTAAAACGGAAGAACGGAAGCACAACGAAGAAAATGCTCCGCTCAAGAATGGCAGCTTTCAAAATGGGGTGGGCGGGATGCTCCTGCCATGCTTGCAAAATGCCTTCCACTTCCTTCTCGGCTTTTTCATCAGAACCATGGGCGGCAACAATGTAGTTAAGAGCCTGGTCATGCCGCTGCTCATCCTCTTGGTTATGCCGCAGTGCCTCCACCACGCCTGGAGTGGAAGGCAGGTCACGCTCTAGCCCCTGCTCCAGAAAGTCCTTCACGGGCAGCTCCAGGTGGCGCAGCGCCAGCAGCTTACCGAGCGTCGCCTCGCTACCTTCCTGAACAACGCCCTTGTCCACGGCAACTGCTTGCCAAGGCCGTTTCTTGGCGATCATCGACAGATAGGGGCTCTTCGTAGTCATGGTCGTGGTATCGTTCAATAGTGTGTGAGGAGAAAAGGGGCCTTCTGGCCCCTTCTTTTTTTGGGGAGGATTTAATCCTTATGAATACTCGTCAATGTGATCGTTGATGGCGTCAAACATTGAACAGAGCTTTAATTGCCTGCGCCGACCCATATAAGGAAACATCAGATGCCCAAGCGTTGAACATTTGATTTTGTCTCCCAGTGTCCAAGTCCAGCAAGGTTTGCGATTATCTGGAACCTTCGTTGATACCAGTCCACCGCCGAATAGCGCGTGAACCTTCTCAAGGGTATCCAAATCGGTCATCTTGATGGACATTCGGACCATAAGGTAATAAGGCTTGCGTTTTGTTTTGGAAGCATTGTGGCGATAGCTAACGCTGATCCACCCTTCGCCCTCAAACAATCCCGCAAACCAAGCAAGCTCTTCGTTGGTTGGCAATTTACTCTCCCGTAAGAGAGTAAATTATAACTACTCTGAGCAGGCAGCGCAGAATCCAGCCTCTACGGAACAAGACGCAGAATCCTGCTCGGTCTCTTCATTGAGACCA